CTGATACAACCCAGACACTGCAATGCCAGCAATCGTGTACATCGCCTCGTCCTTCTCCGACTCGCTGATCTCACCGCTGTACTGCGCCACGTCAGCGACCATGCGCATCACCACGGCCACGGGCTCACCGAACCGGTCGAAAGGCATCGCGCCAAACGGCGTCATCACTGAGTACGGCGTGCGGCCTTGCTCCGACAGCGCCCGCTCCCACGCACGCTGCTGATCGCTTGCCTTGCCCCCCTTACTCCATCGTCCAGGGCCACCCCCGATGATCTGGCCGCTCATCACACCGCTGTAGATCCCAGCAGCCAGTGCGCCGGTCATGGCGATCTGACCCGCCACACGGAAGCTCTCGCCCGGGTCACGGCGAAGCTCGTCGAGGATCGCCAGGTGAGCCTTGGTGGGATCAGCCAACGCCAGCTGTCCAGCCTTCACCGCAGCACCCAGACCTGTGGACTCGTAGAAGCCCTGCTTCAGGATGTTCAGCGGGGTGCGGACAAAGGGAATGAACGGCTTGAGCATCGGGAACTTCGTGTTGATGCTCGTCACCCAGTTCGCAAAGCCGTTTTGCTCCTGGAAGGTGGCGACGTTGGCCTCGTCACGCACCGCCAGGGCGTAGTCGTACACCCGCTGCACGGCGAACTTGTCGCGCAGATCAGGGGCATCAAGGCGGAAGGCCTTGCCAAACTCCTGGTCGATGAACGGCTTCAGTGCCGCTTTGTCTGTCAGGTCGGCACCAGCCTTAGCCGCGGCCTCGATGCCACGAGCAGCAACCTCACCACGCACCACTAGGTGCTTGACGAACTCGTCACTGCCGAGCAATGCACGGCTAGGAAGACGGACGATCCTGCCGAGGGTGTCGAACATCTCGGCGTATTGATCTGCCTGCTGATCCCAGCCTCGCTTGGCGGCGAGTTCGGTCACGGCGTCACCGGTAATCGCACGGCCCTTCGCCAGTTCCGTCGTCCCAGTCAGCGGGGCATAGATGCTCTGCTCGGTCTTGAAGGCGTTCCACATCAACTTGGTGCCGTCATTCAGCGCCGTGTACATCGCGCTCAACGTCGCGCCGGCCTCTGCTGCAGCCTGCTGCGCAAACTCCTTGCCAGGGAGCCCGGCCATCTCGTAGGCCTTGGCCGTCATGAACTGCGCCATCGGCCGGGCCACAGCCCAGGTCACGCTCAGCGCGTTGGTTGCGATCGTGGCCGGGCTGGACAGCAACCCGTTCACCCACACCTCATTCCATGCACTGCCCGCAAGCTCAATGGAACTGCTGATCCGGAACGCCTTGAGCGGTGAGTCAGCGAACTTCACACGCTTGGCCAGCGTCACCAAGTCATTGATCGCATCGACGTACTGCGCCGGGTCCTGCATCTTCTTGGCGATCTCCTGGAAGGCATCGCCCATCGCCTCTGTCATCCCCTCCGTCAGGCCCGACTCGGCGATCTCCTGCGCATTACGGCGCACCACTTCAGGACCCGCATTACGCAAACCCTGCGCCCGGACAGCACGGCCGTAGCCCTGGTCCCAGCCCAGTACAAACCCAGCGAAACGGCTGGAGTGCTGCATCTGGCTGGCCAGGAACAGACCCTCTTGCGTGGCCGCCTCGCCAGCGTTCACCTTCATCAGAAAGTTATCTGCCGCCTGCTGCAGACCCCCACCCATCGACTCGAGGTATGTCTTGGTAACCGCCGCAGCCATACCCGAGGTCTCAGCGTCGATCTTGCCCAGCTGAAACAGATCTGTACCGGCCTTCTTGGACCCAGCGCGATCAACGCGAATCCATCCGTTCTTCAGGTAATACTCCGTCAACTGCTCCCAATCCATCGGCAGCGTGTTGCGCAGCAGTACCTGGTAATCACTCATCCATTTGGCGTCATAGCCCTCCCGCGGCTTGATGTTGCCGTCGTACTCATTGGCCTGACGTAACACTCGCCCAAGGATGCCACCACGATCGTTTTCCTCCGTCCGCTCAATGAACTTCGGGGTGCCGTAAGGGGAACAGAGAGCCATCAGAGGTAATCGCAGAGTTTGCCATCGTCGATGAACACTCTCGTTTCCTGAGTGAGATCATCGACAAACTTTTGTGCTCTTGCTTCTGGAGCAAGAAGCTTCATTTGCGTGTCTAGCTTGTCGGCCAGATTGCGCAATGCACGCAGCTTGGCGCTGCCCTTCAGATCGCCAGCGTCTTGCAGCACCTGGCGGATCCCCTCGCCCAGCGCCTTCATGTCGCCTTGAGTCAGCTCGAAGGTGCGCTGCTGTGGACCCAGCTGATTGATGTTGAAGAAGGCCGACTCACCACGACGCTTCATCCACGCCTGATCGAGCATCGAGTCAAGACGAGGCAGGATGCCCTGCACAGCATTGATCTGTGCATCAGTGAGCTTGATCTTGCCCACAATGTCAGAGTCGAACACCGGCACACCCACCTGCACATTTAACGCCTCATCTGTCGCGTCTGCTTCCAGCTGTCGTGCGCGGGCAAGAAGTGCATCACGGTCCTTGCGAAGCTGTTGCTCAGCCAGCTTACGTGCGGCTTTCTGTGTTGTCGTCCGGCCAATTAGCTCGCCATTCTGATCGAACACTTCCCAGCCGCGGCCCACCTCGGCACGCAGCACCTGAGAAGGTTGAACGGTGTCAAGGGTTGTGCCCAGCATTTCGCGCACAACCTCTTCATCGCCCATCCGGCCACTGACCTGCAGAAGCTCTGCCTCAGATAGCCGCAGAGCTTCTGACGCGTCCAAGCGGTCCACCTCATCGGCCGCGGCAGCGGCCTCCTCTGCTGCAAGACGTAGCGCTGGGTCCTGCTCCATCTCCGCCAGTCGTGCGCTCTGCTGCCCGTCAATCGGCACCGGCTGCTCCTGCTGCGCCGCCTTGAAGCTCTCGGCCACGTCAACCAGCTCGGTGTTGAACTCGTCGATTTGCCGGGCCTGATCCAGTGCTTCCGCCTGGCGGATCACAGCGCTCGAGCGATCGAACTCAGCCGCCTTGGCCCGGTTGAAACGGATCTGGAACGTGTCTGGGTCGATGTTGGCCCAGCCCTCTTGCAAGCCCCGGTCGTACAGGAAGTTTGTCCAGATCGAGTCGATGCCATTGGGCATCCCCACCTCGTTCAGCTGCGGCGGGAAGTTCTGCAAATACTCCAGCGCATCAACACGGGTGCGGGGCACAAGGCGCTTGATCGTGTCGCTTAGCTGCGTGAAGACACCATCTGCGCCCTCCACGAAGGTGAGCTCATTCATTTCGCGCATCACGCGCAGCGCATCCTGCGCAAATCCGTTGCGGATCGTCTGCGGTGTCACCACCGGCTCCGGCGGACGGGGAACGGCCCCACCTAGGTCGCGCACCGTCACGGGCACCATCCCTGGAGTCACAGGTGCCGGCGGGCCACCAGCACCAAGCAATCCAGCTGGATCAGCGCCGGGCTGGCCAATCTGACCTTCTGCAGCGGGGAGCTGCATCGTGTTCACACCGGTGCCAGGCAATGCCTGAGGGTCAGGCGCACCGGTCAACGTGCGGCCACCAGCAGCACGCATGGCTGCTTCATCAAACGCGCCCTGGGTCATGCCAGGCACGGGGGAGCCCATGCCCTGCTGAGCCATTGCATCCATTGCCTGCTGCTGCCCCTGGATGCGATTGGTCATCCACTGCTGCAGATCCCCCTGCTGCTGGGCAAGACCGGCCTGTTGATCCGCTACCTGCCGCTGCAGATTCAACGACTCGAACAGCTCGTCTGTCGTCAGGCGGCCTGGCGGCAGCAACGGCATCACTGATCGACCGATGCTGTCTCCAATCTCCTGCGAAGAACCACCCAACCGCCGCAGCATCTCGGCCTTCACCTGGTCGCTGCCGGCCTTGAAGTTTTTCGAGTACCGGTACACCCGGTACATGTCGAACGCCGCATTGATCGGCACTGCCATCGCAATGCCCTCAACCATCTGCTTGAACTTGCGCGTCAACGCGCTGTCCTCAGCCATCGTGGCCAGCGGCGAACCAATGGTCTGCGCAATCGGGTTATCGAAGCTGGCCAAGAAGTCCGAGAAGGTCTCGTCCATCTCGGCGTCGCCCTCGCCGTAGACGTTGAACGCCACGAAGGCATCCCACGCCAACGCCTCACCGATCGTCTTGATCTTCTGCGCTGGGCTGGCCTTGCCGAGCTGCGTCAGTGCGGCCGTGCTCCTGCGCACGTTGTCGAACCAGTCCGCAACTCCAGTCAGCTCAGCTTTGCCGCCCTGGATGGCGCGACCCACATCGTCATAGGTGGCGAACAGCCAGTCGTTACGGGTAACGCTGTCCAGGAGCTTGGCGTCCTTCGAGGCGTTCGGGACCGTCCGCCGCAGACCTTGCAGCGCGGTCATCGTGTCGCCGGCACCGTCCACCGCGGTGAGGCCCTTGTAGGCGTCGCTCACCTTGTCGATGCCCTTCAACGCAGCACCCGCTGCACCACCAACAACAGGCACCCGCTTGGCAGCCTGCAACGGCATTGTGATGCCCTTGGCTGCAACCTTCGGCAAGGTCAGCAGGCTGACGCCAACCCGCACCACATTGCTCACCAGCTGACCGGCTTGGCTCTTTGCCTCAAATTGCTGACGCCGCCACTTCGTCCAAGGGTTGTCGCTGTCATCCAGCACCTTGTCCCAGTTGAACCCTTGCCCCGTCACGTATTCCTGTGACTGAACAGCGAGATCACCCAAACCTGCAGCCAGGTCAAGGTAATCCGTGACAAGCGCCGATCCAGCATTGGCAGCAATGTTGAACGCTTCGCCAACCGGATTCTCGGCAAACATTGGTCGCCGTTGCCCGTTCTGCTGCGACAGGGCTTCACCTGTCTGCAGGTTCATCTGGTTGTCGCGTTGATCCAAGAACGCGCTCTGCTCAAACGGGCTAGACCCGACAGCAGGCATGGCGTTGGCTGTGGCGACCGGCGCAAGCGGATCGTCGTAGACCCAGCGACCGGTTTTGGCGTCGTAACGAGCTGGCATCAGAGTCTCCGCTTGTAATCCCAGGTCCCTGCTCGAGACCGTTGATCTCGCAGCAAGGTCTGGTAGTTGTTGCCGAATCCGGCAGCTTCAAGACGTCCCGTGGCCGGATTGATGAACGAATCCGCCCGCGCCTTGGCAATCGCTTCGATCGTCACGCCCTGCCTCACAATCTGTGGCAAGCGCTTTACGAAATCCGGCACAGCAGCAGGAGCCTGCACCTTCAAGTCCGCAATGTTGAACAGCATCCGCTGGAATCCGACGCTGTTCTGCGGCAGTCCGCTGCGTACCAAGATCGGCGTGACGGAAGTCATGGCCTGCGTCAGGATGCCCGCCCAACGCTGATCGCTCGTCTGCGGACTGCCGCCCTGCTGACCGCTGACCGTGCCGACATTAAAAGCACCATTCCCTGGATCACGGTGTCCGTAGTAGGCCTTGGTGTAGCCACCGTTGGGAGTGCGCGTACCTTCGTTAATCCCGATCGCTACAAATAACGGGTGCATATCGTTGTTGATCGCAAGCGGTACAGGCCTGACCGGCACAGTTGCAGCGGTCTGCGGCAAAACTGGTGTACCGATCCCAAGCGCACGAGCAGCACGGCCCGGCAACTTCATAAGCTCGGCCAGGACAGGGATGTTCTCCAAACCAACCGTCGTTGCTTGATCAGCTCTCTGCGGCTGAGACGCCCCCGGCTTTGGCATTTCACCAGCCGCAGCAGGCGAAGCGCCTACCAACAGATTCAACGCTCCACCGATCAACTGCTCACTGGCGTTCTGCTGCGGTTGACGCGACGTTTCTTGAGGCTTGGCAGATGTCTGAGGCTTTGGCGAACCGCCTTGCTGTTGTAAGTAGCGATCCTTCATTCCGGTCCGCTCGACCAACCACTGCAGACCTTCTCCCATCTTCCGCAGCCCAACAAAACCTGGGTAGTTATCAAGGCGTAAAAAGCCCTGCTGCGGAGCAATCTGCGCCTGCTCGCCCCCCTTCACCGACTTCATCGTCTCCCGATAGACCTTGGCTGGGTCAGGGAATACCTGCTTCTGACCGCCCTGCCCGTCATCCTCCAGAGCGCTCTTCATCCGGTTCAGGAAGTAGCGCTGCACTCCGATGTAAGTGTTGGGATAACCCTGTTGTGCAGCACGCTGGCGGACAGCTTCAGGGAACACCTCGACGCTGGTTTGGCCGCCATTGCGCATCAAGTTCTGCCGCACAATGTCCAGCTCTCCGGTGACAACCGCAGCAAAGTTCTGCGGCCGCTGACGCGCTGCTTCACCCGCCTGCCTCAGCTGAGAGCGAGTGTAAGCATCAAGCTCGTTGCGGAAGATCGCTGCGGTCTCATCAGCGCTTGGCATCTTGCCTTCCTCCTGCATCTGCTGAACCCGCTGCTCTGTCATTCGAGTTGCTGCGATCGCCGCATCTCGAGCCGCCGTGTCAGCGTCAGGGACCTGAACACCGGGGTTCAATCGACCTTGAGCCTTGGCCGCGGCCAGGGCCTGGGCGACTTGTTCACCTGACTGCTGAATCTCGAGCTGGTTGTAGCTCCGTGCTCCTGCAATCGTTCGAGCTTCTTGCCCTGGCTCTGATTGCACCTGAGGTGCAAACTTCAACCGCTGCTCCCAAGTCAATCCAGGGGTGCTGAGCACAAGGTTCTTCTTTTGCTCGTAGCTCAGACCATCCTTATTGAGCTCCATCTGCAGCAACGCCATTGTCTGCTGCTGGGCCTGCGTCGCCTGATCAGCAATGCTGCCGGCCTGATTCAGCATCGAATAGGCCTGCATCATCTGCCGCGGATCACTGAAGACCGAAGGCAACATTGCGGATGCCTGAGCACGCACCTGATCTGATGCACCGGGCTGCATCGCCTGCTGGAACAGAGGCATCGTCTGCTGCCAGCGCGCGTCCTCCTCAAGCTTTTCACGCATCGGCCGAAGCTTCAGCCGGAGCTCAGCAAGCTTTGAACCAAGACTGCTCCCATCTGAAAAGCTCATCTGGCCCAACGTCTCGCCCGACTTCAACTTCACTGACGACAAGGACAACGCTGTCGCTGTAGCAATTAGCTGATCAGCTGCATCAACATCAGCAAGCTCCCCGCCTTGCAACAGCTCGTTGTACCTCTGCGAAAACCCCTGCCACGTGATCTCTAAGATCTGCTGCGGCGTGCGAGTCTCCTGCCACTGATCAAGATTTCGCCCCCACCATTCATCAAGCCCAGACGCAAAATCTTGATAGCGATTGTTCTGTACAGCTTGCACGCGGCGTTCATTCAGCTCAAACATGCGTGAGCCCATACCGCGGGCCATTGCGTCGCTATCGCGCTTGTCCAGCGCTTCCACCTGCTTGCCATAGGCAAAGGCTTTAGTCGCAGCGTTGACCTGCTGAATCTGCGGGATCTTCGTCCCCAGCCACTCCGGGTCGATCGTTTCAAACCCGGCCTGCTGCGCTGCCTGCTCCTCGAGCTGCTTAAACCGCAGCGCCTTGGTCTTGGCAAACTCCTGCTCAGATACACCCTCAGGCGGAGCGCCGGTGAGCACCGGGTCACGCGTCACCAGGACTGGAAGCGTCCGCTGGTACTGCTCGACGCCAGCATCGGCAACTGAGTTGTTGACGAAATCCCTCGTCTGTGGCCGTAGTGCCCCAATGAACGACCGAGCCTGCTCATCGCCACGGCGATAGGCATCCAGCATCTCCGGCTGGGCCATAATCGTGGCCCGCTCCTTTGCCACCTGCCCACTCACGTAGGCGTCGTACACCGGCTTGGCGGTCTTGACGAAGTTGTCGAGGAACTGCGAGATCTGCTGATACGGCAAGGCCGCATTGCGTCCAGCCTGCTCAGGCGAGCGGTAGTCGCGCAGCGGACCACTTGGTCCAACATTCACGATCTGGCGCTGACCGCTGTACATCAGTTGCTCTCGGCTCGTCCGGTGGTTGCGAAGTTCTTGGCGGACTCCACGTTGGTGAAGAACCGCACAATTTGCTGCGACGTGCAGCGCCAGATCGCCATATAGGCGTGTCGAGGATCGGCGTCCTCAACACGCCAGACATTGGGAGCAATCTGACCGGCGTTCATCAGTACGCCTTTTTGCCGCCGCCCTTGGATCCCTTGCCCTTACAGCTTTTGCCAGCCATTGCTTGAATAGTGTCAAGTACACCCCGAGGGTAGCTCTGTGTCACGCGCTTCGGAAGACTTCCTCGCCCAAATACATGGCCTTGTTGGCGCGAGCATTAGAGAAATGCTCCAGTCAGATGATCCACGCGAGCGCCTTGCGGGGATACAAGCAGGGATGCGCTTCCTTAAAGACAACAACATCACGACAACTATCGAAGCATCTGTCCCGATTCAGGACATACGCGCTGCGATGCCTACTCCAGAGGAACTGGAGCGCCTCATGACAATGACCCCCGACTGATGCTCAACATCAACTGCATCGAACCCGAACTCATCAAGGTCTGCCTGACAGAAGACGGGTTCACCAACTGCTGCTTCGTCTCCAGCCATCACTTGGCCCAGGAGAAGGAGAGGCAGCTCAGGCAGGCCAACCTCCGCGACGCTCTATCCGCCCTGAACTGAAATGGCAGTACGCGCAAAGGTCGGCACCGGCACCGTTCAACGCAAGGAGCCCGTCCACCACAAGACCACCCAAGGCTCAGGCCGCGGCAGCAAGCCCAAGCCCGGCAAGAAGGCCTACCGCGGCCAGGGGCGTTAGCCCACCCGCCAAGGGATGGTGCCGTACTTGATGGCCAACCCGGTGTACTTGGAGTGCATCGGGTGACTGTCGTGGTGCCGTCCGTCTAGTCGGTACAGCTTCTCAAGCCACAGAAGACGCCGTTCGTCCTCAACGCGCCACTTGGGGTCGTAGGCCATTGGTTTGCTTGCCATGTGGCAAGGCTAAATCCAGCTGTACGAACCACCAGCGTCCGCCATGCGTGCCTGCTCGAGGGACATGCCCATCGCAGCCCGATCGGCGGTCATCAGCACACGGCCGCGGAAATCAGCCACCTCAGCCTCGAGCATCTCCTGCAATCTGGTCTGCTGCTGCGAGCGCTGGTCCTGCGCGGCTTGCTGCTGGAACCACTGGATGCACATCGCCCAGGCATCCAGGCGGTCATCGTGCAGCAGGCTGCCGCGATCCGCTGTGAGGCGGGTCATTTGGTAGAAGAGGCTGTAGGAGCTGTCCTTGTCCTCGACAGCGGCCTTCAGCAGTTCTGCATCAGCTTCAACGACACGGCGATCCACCACCATCCGGTGGGTCTGCATCACCGGGGCCAGGGTGTCGATGATCCGGAGCTCCTTGCGTTGGTTGGAGCGGATCGGTTCCACACGGCACTGCGCCCCGGCCTTCACCAGATAGGGCTTGAGGAGCTGGGCGTAGACCTCGAGGCCGCCGAAGTTCGTCTCGACCAGGATCTCGTTGACGTGGTGTTGCTTGGCCAGGGAGGCGATCTTCTGCCACAAGCTCTCGCCAACGCCCCCCAGGCGACCACCTGACTCCATCAGGTAGTAGTTGCCAGCCCATGCTTTGACGATGGCCCAGGCAAATTCGTCAGAGCCCCCACCGGAGGGGTCAAGGGCCATGACGGTGGGCACCTCTCCTGCGGGCACTGTGCCTTCAACTTGAGCTGGGCGGTAGAAGCGCGGGTCATGCGCCATCCCCACACAGGGCAGGTCATCGAGAGCCAGGTGTTTGGCCTTCTCGTAGACCACCACCTCAGGGAGGTATTGATCCACGGTGGAGACCATCAGGTCAGCACAACGCAGCGGATAGCGCTCAATGTCGCTGAGGGTGGCATCCAGGAGGAACTGGAGCTTCCACTGCATGGGCGACATGGAGAGCTCACGCTGCATCAGCTCGTCGTCGCTGAAGCGGGTGTCAGTGGGCCTTCCGTTGGCCTGCCCGACACGGCGTTCGATCAGCGGGGCCAGGGCGCCTTTATAGGGGGTGGTGTCAGCGGGGACCCGGGCGGGCCACATCCGCATCGAATAGTTGAGCTCGCGCTGCAGAGCGAAGTAGATCGAATCAGTGCTGCTGTGCGGTGTGCCGAGGTAGACGATCTCAGGCCCAGCACCGGGTTTGAGGATGGCCTCGAGCTCGTTAAGCGAACCGCGGAGCTTCTCGCGTTGCACCTGCGTCAGACAGGTCTGCGGGGTTTCACAGTCATCCACCAGGATCGTGCTGGCACGGGAGCCTGTGATCTGTCCTGTGATTCCCGCAGCGCGGACACTCGGGGATTGTTCGATCGCCTTACAGGTGCCGACGTCGAAGTTGATCCTGGAGTAACGCCCGTCATGGGAGTCGGGCTCCATGTGCTTCAGCCAGGACACCCGGCCAATGGTTTGAAGCATCCAGGCCGTCATGGCCTCAGCCCGGTTCATCGACGCCGAAATGACGAGGATCTTCTCGTCAGGGTCGTGATACAGCTTCCACAACAGGTACATGGCAGAGAGGGTGCTCTTACCACAACCACGGAAGGCAGCAATCACTCGACGCTTGGGTCCGTTCTCCAGGTAGTCACAGATCTGTAGCTGTACCGGTGTTGGTGCATCAGCCATCAGCAGCTCACGCATCAGGAGCGTGATGAACTGCGGCAAGGGGATGGCTTGTTGCATCCGTTGAGCCTATTGCCCCCCTTCAACGCTTGCCACGTGTTCTCCTCCTCTTCTTCGGAGACACAGCTCTCTGCCCCTCAGGAAGGGCCCTGCGCTCCTCCTGCAGTAGCTCCAACAGCTCAGGCCTACCAGGGGGCTCTCCTGGCCCTCCTAGGGCTGGATCCAGAAGTTTCGACCAGTCCAGCCCGTCCGTCACCCGCAGAAGCCTTGCCACATGGCAACAGCATGACACCTCGACTTGACACACGTGCGTAGACTCACATGTGAATCACGTGTGTAACACCCTTAAGGCACAGCAGCGTCACCTACGTGCCTCAAGGAGTAACACCACATAACTTCGGAGAACAAGACCCGAAACAGCCTCGCTCAGCCCGTGGCTGACCGGGCCCGGGAGGGCCCATTCTTTTTCTTATAAACAACACGTGTGTTAATCAGACTGTCATTCATGATGTTATTCCTTGACTAATCATGT